ATACATCAAATTTTGCATGATGATCGTACGCCCAAATATTTACTATAAATTTTTTCATGAATCTCACCGTTTATATTGTAATTGTGGCGGAACAATGTCCCGCCACAAAAAATTTATTGATTACGCACCTTCAACGCCGAAGATACCTCTAGGGTCAGATACACCAAATGAGTATCTTTCTCTAGCTTTGTATCTTACGTTTCCAGTATCGAAGTCACCTTCCATTGCAGTTTTTAATGGAGCTCTTTGGAACATTTTCATTCCATTTGGAATGTCTGTAATGATGTAGAATGCATCAGTATCAGTTAGGTAATTGTTCACTCTATAACCTTGAGGAACCATACCCATAGATACGATTGCATTGATATCATTGTCAGCTGTTCCAGTTCTGCCTTGAGACTTCATAAGTCTTTCAGCTGTGAACTGAAGCTCAGAAGGGATTATCATTTTTAATCCTCTTGCTGCAACTCTTAGACCTCTCTCATCAGTCATTTGAGCAATGTCAATCATAGACTGCTCTAATGATGTCTCGTTAAGATCCGACTGCGTAGTTAGTGTGTTCTTGAAAGAACCACTAATCGTAGGGTGAGCTGTGTTGAACAAGCTAACGCCATCACCTGAATCAAAGTTATCAGTTGATGGTAAACCTTGAATTAAAGGTTCTACCGCTTTTACTTGTTTCGCATTGCTCATAGATCTTGCTAAAGCTTTTGTATATCTAGACGCAAGTCTGTCATACAAGTTATCCTCGATCGCTTCTTCAGTGATCGCGAACGCTAAAGCTACTGTCTCGTGAGAGTATCTAGCAGTGAAAGTTTCTTGAGCATCATCGAATGATACACCAGCACCTTCACCTTTTACTTGTGCGTTTCCAAAGCCAGATAACATAACTTCTTCTTCAAAAGCTCTGTCAGATGACTCTGTAGTATAAATTTCAGCATGCTGATTTTCATACCTTTTGTACTCCAGGCCAAATAAAGCATTTAAACCTGGCTCTAGTTCTTTAACTAGTTGTGATCGTGATATAGCCATAATTTATTACTCCTTATATGCCTGTTGCTAATGATCCAACAGTGTATTGATGCAAGTTGATCTTTACTACTACTGAACAGTTAGCAGACGTTTGTTCTTGGTTTTCAGGATCTTCTGCTACTCTAACCATTCTCAATTGTTTAGCAGTTGTAGCTGCTGTTGAGATACCTAGTTGAACAGACGATTTACCTGTTGTTGTGCTACCAGCTGCAGCAGTTGTTGCATAAGTTAAACCAATTTTTGATTTTCTTAGCGCCAACGTACCACCTAAAGTAGCATCAGTTGCAATGATATACTCTTGATTAGGGTCATCATTTACAAACGCTGTTACATCTTCACTATTTGCAGGCGTTGTAGCCGCAGGGTAAAAGTTACTAAAAGTAGGTTTCAGAGTTGTTGCATCTGTATAAACCACACCGTTTAGGACTCCTACCGCAGCAGTTCCAGCAGCTGCAGTTACAATGTATCCACCAGTAGAAGCTGAGATATCAACTTTTACAGGCTCTCCATTGAAAATAGCATTTGATTCACCAGCGTCGATTTCGTATTTAGACTGACCTTGAATAGAAGGTGTATTACCAACTCTCATAGCAGCTTTTAAACCGAAACCTTGTGTGTTTCTATTTGCCATAGTTACGTCTCCTTATGTACCTGCCCCGAAGGGCCTCCAGTACGGGTTTATTTAGAATTCAGTGATTGAAAAAATTATTTTTTCGTACCACCGAAGGTTACACGAGACTGCCTATCAACATTGATTGGCATCCTCTGGTCTTGCTCCTTGAGAAGATCGTTTGCTACTGCTTCGTTTTGATCTTTATGACGTCCTGCCATATAATCTTGACGTTGTTGTGCGATCTCAACAGGTACCTTTGCAAGTAAAAGGCCACCAACCCCGATCACTCCCTTGTATTTACCTTCATCAAGTACAGGGTAGTCAGATGAGTTTTCGACTTCTTCAGCCCTCACTAATTCGTAACCTTGCCTAATACGTCCGGTTATGTTTTTAGTGTCCTGAAAGCCTACGCTCTCTGCTCTAATCCATCTGTACCTGAATCCATCAGGCGCAGGGGGTGCATCTAAAGATGACGGTGGAACCCAGACTTTTGGTCTTTCAGTTTTAGACCTGTCTAAGCTCGCACGAGAAGTTTTGTTATCTTTTTCCATTTTACGCTCCTTCCGTGATTTTAATTTGTTTTGCGTATTCTTCAAGTGGCACTCCTAATTTTTTCGCGATTGCGACTTGTGATGAAGTGAGTTTCACAGTTTTCCTGTTAGATCGTGTATTAGAACGAGTAACAGAAGCAACATTTTGCGTCGGTTTCGACGTTTGTGATTCCTTTTTATCAAACTTATGTGGAAATTCAAGTCTTATTCTCTTGTCTACTTCCGCATAATATTCATCAGTTTGAGGATCAAAACCCTCTCTTTCAGTCAAATCTTTGTGAATTTCAAAGGCTGTATAAGTCATAGCTCTATCTTTTCCGAACCATGAATTATTACTTGCCCATTCCTCCGCTCTAGGATCTGGTGCAGATAAAGGTTTTGGTGCACTTTCAGAAGGTGCTGCATCCGATAACCTTGGTGCAGGCTCTTCTTTAGTTGTTGATTGTTGCTCTTTAAGAGCATTGAGTCTAGCTTCATCAATTGACAAAGCAGCGATTTTTTTATTTGCTTCAATTTGAGCTGCAGCATCAGCATTCTCAATTGCTGTTGCTAACTCTTTTTGAGCAGAATCTAAACCAGTTTTAACTCTTGTTTCAAACTGTTTAACATAATCTTCATTTACTTTTGAAAATTTTGTTTCTGCAGTTTGTCTTTTTTGTTCGACGCCTTTTGCATAATCTAAAGCCGCTTTCTCTCTTCGCTCTGCTTCACGCATACGTTTAGTAAGAGTAGCAATACGTTTTTGAACACCTTTACTATACTCTTCTAATTTTTCGTCGTCTTTTTTCTCTACCTCACCACCTGTTTCTAATTCTTGTTTTGTTTTCTCTTGTTCCGTGTTTTCTGTTTCTTGTTTTGGCGCTTCCGTTTCTACAACGGACTCGTCTTTTTCTTCTTCAATGTCTACCTCTGCATCAGGACCTGATGTATCGATGGGTACCATTTTATTTTCTTCGTCTGGCATAGTTACTCCTTCCTATGTTTAGAACTCATGCAAGATGTCCTCTGGACTATCAATTGTTGCT